AAGATGGCTCAGAATATTACGTAATGTTCAAAGCCGAAACCATTTGCAACGTGGTAGAGAAGTTTTTTAGAAATCAATATTCTAATAACTTCAACATCATGCACCGCAAGAACTTATTAGCGGATGGTGTTTACTTAATCGAATCCATGATAATTGATTCTGAGCGTGGAATTAAAACGCCAATGGGATTTGAGGAACTAAGCGAAGGCAGTTGGTTTATATCTTGTAAAGTAGACAATGACAAAGTGTGGGATGATTATATTAAAACAGGTGTATTTAACGGATTCTCAGTTGAGGGCGAGTTCATTGAAAAGAAGATTAGCCACGCAAATAAGCAGCTAGATGAGATATTAGCAATACTAGAAAAAGTAAGATAAATTAAAACAATAAAAAAAACAAATATTTACATTTATGGAAGCACAAGAAGCTATTAAAAGAATCAAGATTGCATTAGGTATGGAAAAGCCTGAGCAAGAATTCAAAGAGGCTAAGTTAGCCGATGGAGTTACAATCGTAACTTGGGATGGTGAATTACTAGGAGCAGACTTAATGGTGATTAGCGAAGAAGGAAAAATTCCTGCACCAGATGGAGACCACACTTTGGAAAGTGGCGAGATTGTAACTGTTGCCGATGGTAAAGTTATTAACATTGAACCTGCTAAAGAAGAAGAAGAAGAAATTGAAATTGAATTAGCGGAAGACCCTGAGGTTGAAGCCGAAATTGAATCAGAAGACTATGACATGAAGTCGGTTGTTAGTATGCTTAAAGAGTGTATGACAAAGATTGAAATGTTAGAGAAGAAGATGGGCGAAACTAAAATGGAAGAAAAAGTTGAAGAAGCTATGAGCGCAATCAACAACCACAAAGAAGCTTTCGTTCAGTTGGTTGATTTAGTAGACAAAATAGCTAAGTCCCCAAGCGAAGAACCTGCCGAAAAAAGCGGACTATTCAGTTCTATGAAAGTTTCAAAAGAACAACAAGACGAGAAATTAAACGATTTTGCAGAAGCACTTAAAAATTTAAAAACAAAATAAAAAATTATGGCATTTAATGTAACCGCTTTAGCAGCATATACTAAAGCAAACGAAACCCAGCTATTAACTAAAGCCCTTTTTGGTGCTAAGTCTATTAGCTTATTTACTCCACAAATTGGAGTTAAATCTACTCAGCAAGTAAACACTATGGATACTGATGCAGTATTCCAAGCAGATTCTTGCGGATGGTCAGCTAGTGGAACTACTACCTTCTCAGGTCGTACTCTTACTGTTGCTGCAATCAAAGTTCAAGAGGCATTATGCCCTAAAGACTTAAACACAAAGTATCTTCAGTTAACTTTGCCTAGAGGTTCAAAGGATGATTCTATTCCTTTCGAGCAAAAATATGGCGAGTACAAAACAGGCTTAATCGCTGAGCAATTAGAAACAGGTGTATGGCAAGGTAACACTTCTAGCACTAACCAAGCATTGGCTCGTTTTGATGGTTTAATTAAAATCATTGATGCAGCATCAGGAGTTATTGAAGCTAACGTAAGTGGATTTATGACAGGCGCACCTTACAGCGTTTCAGGTGGTATCACTGTTAACAACGTAATTGCAATCATGCAAGGTGTTTACAGAGCATTACCTGTTGAGTTGTTAGGCAAAGCAGACGTTAAAATCATGGTAGGTATGAACACATTCAGAACTTACCAAATGGCTTTGACTAATGCAAATTTATTCCATTACAATACCGATTCAAGTTCAAGTAATTTTGAAATCGTTATTCCTGGTACTAACTTGACAGTTGTAGCATTAAATGGTTTAAATTCTACAAACAGAATCTACGCTGCTCAGTTGTCAAACATTTTCTTCGGAACTGACTTGTTAGGCGAAGAAGATAACTTCGAAATCTTCTATGCTAAAGAAGCAATGGAAGTTCGTTACAACGTAGCGTTCAAAGCAGGTGTGCAGATTGCATTCCCTGAAGAAATCGTTAAGTTCACATTGGCTTAGTTCATAGGGGAGGGTAAAATCTCCCCTTATATTTTTTAACAAAAAGGAGATAAAAAATGAGTTGTGCAATCACATCAGGATATACATTAGATTGTAAAGATGCAATCGGTGGTATAAAGAAAGTATACTTTGGAAACGCTGAACCTAGTGCTATGACACTTGGAACAAACGCTTCGGGAGTTATTACAAGTGTAAGCGGTATCTCTTTCTATGCTTATGAATTATTACCACAAGGTAAAAATAACTTTACCGAGACTATTAATTCAAACGCTGAAGTAGGTACTTTATTCTACACCCAATTATTGAGTTTAGAATTTACAAAATTAACCCAAGCCACTAGAAACAAATTAGCTACAATAGCTAAAAGAAGAAACGTAGTAATCGTAGAAACACACGATGGCACTTTCTTTATGTTAGGCGAAACTTATGGGTTAGAGTGTTCAGGCGGTACTGCGATGAGTGGTGCAGCTATGGGCGAATTTCAAGGTTATCAATTAGCTTTAACAGGTATGGAGAAAAATCCAATGGACCAAGTTTCAGCAGTTACAGCATTTACGATAGTTAGTTAGTTTTCGATGTTAGTTGTATAAGAGAGGCTGCCTATATGGTAGCCTTTTTTATTATATTTAGGCTAAAGTATATTTATAATTATGGTGATACTAAATCAAGGGGCAAACAACGTAATCTTAACACTTACAGAAAAGGTGACAATAAGTAACCCTATCTTTTTATTTGCCCTTAGTTCTATTCAGACAAATGCAACAGTTTATTTTATCGCTACTGATACCTCACAATACAAAGAGCGTTACAATAAATTCACTTGGACTATTAAGACCAACCCAAACTATAACGCAGGCGAGTTTAACCTACCTATTGAGGGCTTATATTCTTACCAAGTATATCAACTATCAACACCAAGTTTAACACCGCCTGAGGGTGCTATAATATTAGAAGTAGGGAATGTTCAGTATGGTTATTCTGAGCAAGATTTAACTATTTACGAATTACCAACCAACCAAATCAAGATTTATGAGTAGAATAGAGTTTGCAGGCGAAGATATTGACAAGTACAAAACGCCAGAGTTTTATCAGGAAAAAAATAAAAAGTACGTTAACTTCGGTTCGGATAATCTTTATCCATTATACCTTGTAGACTTGTTTAACAGGTCAGCAAAACACAACGCTATTTTAACAGGCAAGCAAACTTACGTTTATGGTGGTGGATTGAAGATGGAGGGCGTTTGGGATTTATTTGCCAACGCAAACAGATTTGATTCTTTAGATGAAATTTTCAATAAGTGCATTTTAGACAAGTTACTTTACGGAGGTTATGCCTTGCAAGTTATTTGGGATAGAGTAGGCGAATCAATAGCCGAGATTTATCACATGGACTTTTCAAAGATTCGTTCAAATGTAGATAACACCGAGTTTTATTTTTCAAACGATTGGGCAGACCCTAAAAGTAAGCAGAAAAGTTACAAAGTATTTAACCCTGAAAAGAAGCAAGGCGCACAAATTTATTATTACAGAGATTACAGACCTGCTACTGCTACTTATCCTTTGCCTGAATACATCGGAGCGATTCCTTATGTAGAGTGTGACGTAGAAATAGCTAATTATCATAGAAGCAACTTGCATAATGAGTTCTTTTTTGGTGGTATTTTGTCGTTCAACAATGGCGAGCCAACTGAGGATGAGAAACAAGATTTAGTTCGCAGGTTAAACAGACGGCACAAAGGCACAGACAACGCAGGAAGATGGATTATAAACTTTAGTGATAGAGTAGACAACGCACCGACAGTTATCCCAATTCAGCCTAACGAATTAGATAAGCAATTCAACCTACTTAATGAGCAGGTTCAGCAAGAAATATTTGTAGCACATAAGATAACTTCACCAATGTTCTTCGGGATAAGAGTTGAAGGTCAATTAGGCGGCAGAGCAGAGATGATAGATTCTTTTAAACTATTTGAACAGAATTACATTAGACCAATTCAACAGCATTTTGAGCAACTATTTAACTACCTAGCTAATAAATCAGGCAGCACGGCAACACTTGAAGTACAACCTTTAGAAATGTTTAAACCTGCGTTTACTGAGCAGACCTTAATTCAGATAGCTACTAGACCAGAGATGCGTGAAATGGCAGGTTTACCACCTGAACCTGAAATAGTAGAAGCAGAGCCAATGCAAATGAGCAGCCAAGATTGGGAACGTGAAATAAGAGTGTTCTCAGAGTTTGGCGAAAGTGCAGATTTATACGATGAGATAGAATCTAGGAAGATAACTTTTAGCGATGACCATTATGAGTTTGAAAGCCATTTAGAGTTTAACGAAAAGGAATTATTTGCTACTATTTACGAGCCTACAACTGCTGAAAAAAAGTTGTTAGATATAGTTACTAAGAATCCGCTAATTTCTCAGACAGACATAGCCAAAATAATGGATATGACTAGAAGTGGAGTCGGCAATATGTTAGACAAACTAAAGCGTGAGAAATTACTTGGCATTACAGAGGGTGCTTGGAACATATTGACAGTTCCACCAAGAAGCAGCGTTTTAGATAGGGTAACGGATGAACTTTCTAAGTTCAATGTGAAGTATAAATACACAGGTCCGAGAGATAATAAGAACAGAGATTTTTGCAGAGCGTTACTGAACTTAAACAAGGTTTATACACGTGCAGAAATTGACAAGATAAGCGGCATAGTTGATAGAAATGTTTGGACAAAAAGAGGCGGATGGCAGACAATCAAAGGAACAGATATTCACCTACCATTTTGCCGCCATCAATGGAGTTCAGTATTAGTTAAAAAGAAATAAGATGTTAAACACAACAGTACTATTTATAGGGGAAGCAGCACTAAAGCAAGAGAGTGTTATTAGTGAAAACGTAGACCCAAAACTTTTGATTCCTACAATCAAAGAGGTTCAGAATATTTATATCCTGCCATTATTGGGAACTGCTTTGTATAACGAATTAGTTACGCAAGTAAGTGGTAATAGCGTGAGCGCAGATAACACCATTTTGCTTCAGTCATACGTTCAACCAACTATGATTAAATATTGCGTTTACGAATCTATGCTAGATTTAAGTTTCAAGTTTCAGAACAAGAACGTGGCAACTAAATCGAGCGAGTTCAGTCAGCAGGCAAGTTTAAACGATATTAGATACTTAATGGATAAGGCTATCAACAGAGCGCAGTATTACGCTGAGCGAGTGACTTTGTTTTTGATGGCTAATAACATGAAATATCCTGCTTATTTGAATCAAGGTAATGCGGACATCTCGACAATTTACCCAACTGCTAAGAACTACTCAAATGGTATGTACTTAGGTGGCGATATTGACTGCGATGATATACCTGCAAGAATAAAATATCAAGGCAATAACCCAAGAAGGTGGATGTTATGAGAAAAGAAGGAAGCAAGAACAAAAGTAACGTAGAAAAATTAAAACAATTTGTAAAGAAATATGAAGGTCACTTTAAATCAGTTGATTGCCGAGTTGCAAACAATAGCAACAAACCACGAGCAAATAAATAGCTTTTTCTTTGGTGACATTGCAGACTTAGGAACGGAAAGTCCTATGCAGTATCCTGTATTTTATGCAGATGTAACTCCTTCAAATTTTACTTACAAAGTGATTGCAGTTAACTTGCAAATAATGGTGATGGATATCGTAAAAAAAGACCTATCTAATGAGAACGATGTGTTGAGCGATTGCTTGCAAATAATGGAAGATATAATTATCAAACTGCGTGACCCAAGTAAGGTGTATTTAATACAAGATTCAATTAGCCTAAACCCATTTAGCGATTCTCAGGGCGATGAGGTAAGCGGATGGACTGCCAATGTTACCATAAATATTCCAAGCACTTACAACGAATGCGCAGTTCCTTCAAATTAGTATAAAATAAAAAAATAATATTTAAAGATATGACAGATTCAAACAAGATTTTAGGTGGCAATGGATGTTTATTCATTGATGCAGCCTCAACAGGTAACAGATTCTTTTCGTTAGTAGTGAATGCCGATTGCGTGTTAAGCGTTTTAACTAGTGCAGGTGGTCAGAATTTGCTTACTCAATATAACTTATCAGGCAAAACTTTAAGTGCAGGAAGTATTATTCCTATGTTTAATGGCGACCCAATCGCAGCAGTAACTCCAACAAGCGGAAGTTTAATCGGCTACGGATATAGGGAGGTTT